TGCTCTGGTGCAGCGGAATTCTCCGCTGCGATCCTCTTTAACTAACCGGCAACCTCTGTTGCCTTAGAGGGGCTGTATACCACCTTTTCAAGTGGATGTCTGAGTCTCGGAGCGATCCGACAAAGGATGTCCACTATGGTGGTACCCTTGGGGGATGTCAAATGTTGCCATGGAGTTTTTCATGACGACATATTGGCCCATTAACAAAGTCGTGTTGATACCCGGCTTGCTCGATAAAAGGAGCTCGTCGGCTCGCCAGAAACCGCGCACTCGGAGTCCAAATCAATACATCTTGGATTCTAAGCGCAACGTTTATAACAATGGCAACTTCGCATCATGGAGTTACACGGCTCTTCATCCGGGGGGTTATAATGACACCCAGGAAAACGAAATCTACCGAAAAGCTTATGGTCGATTTCGTGACCGCGTGGATGATGCTGCTCAGTTGGGAGCAGACATTGCTGAGCGCAAACAGGCAATGAATTCATTGACTGCTCGAGTGGGACAGCTACTTCTTGCTGCTCGTTCGTTGAGGTCAGGCAACATATCTGGCTTCGTAAAAGCGCTTGGAATTAAAAAACGCACTCTTCGAAAATCCGCATCTGATATGGGTGGAGTCTGGCTGGAATATTCTTACGGCTGGAAACCCCTCGTAGAAGATATACATAGCGCCTCTATGGTGCTACAGCGGCCCTTTCCGAAGTTCCTCATTTGTCGAGGTCGGGCGAAAGCCTCCTGGACTTATACTTTAAGTGAGGGTTCCGGAATCTACCTAGGTAATTATGAGCGCGTGACCTTTAAGACTGCTGTACAAATACAGTCTGAGGTTTACGTGACCAACTGGGTAGCCTGGAAAGCGAACCAATTAGGGCTTACTAATCCTCTTTCTATTGCATGGGAGGTTATTCCATTCTCCTTTGTTGTAGATTGGTTTGTCCCCGTAGGCAACTACTTACAAAGCCTTACAGACTTTATAGGTTTAGCCTTCAAAAATTCAATGGTGACGTGGTATGCTGTCGCGTACAATGATTATTATAATAAGTACTGGACACCAACCCACAGCATCAAAGAGAGGACGCAAGTAGTGCGAACGTTAACCATACCTTCGCCGCCGAAACTACAAGCGAGATTTACTGGTTTTTACTCGGCACGTGGAGCAAACGCAATTGCGCTCCTTTTGTCTACCCTGAGGGATCTCCCAAAGGTTAAAAGACGTCACTCCAACTTTTAAGGATTGAAATGGCTACTTCAATGGCCGATTTAACAGTAAAGAAAGCTGACGAGACCACGAACATCGTCTATGCAGCGAAAGCTGCGAGCGCGGGTGACCGCGTTCCGGCGATCTGGAAAAGCACTACTGTAGGAACAGCCCCGGCGCATAACCCTACACTGACGGTGACCGCAAGGTCAAACGCCGATGGAAAGGTTCGTCGCATGGAGTTTACCTACGCCTATCCCCAGACCGCCGTGTCGCCGGCTGACGGTTCTATTTCCGTCGTGAACCTGTTTCAAGGTTCTGGCTCGTTTGCAATTCCGCAAGGAATGCCGCAGACGGATCTGAACGAAGCCGTTGCTCAGTGCATGAACTGCCTGGCAGCGACCTTGATCAAGACTGCGTTCAAAGACGGTTATGCCCCGACCTAATGGGGACCACACCCTCAGTATTTTGGTGGGTGTGGTGGTACTCGCCTTTTTGGTCTACACAGTTCTCCTTGGACTCTCTCTTTTGTATTTACGGAGAGCCTTCCTTGAAGATCTGCGTGGGGTCATTTGTATAGCCGAAGTAGGGGTTGAAGAATTCCTACCGAAGCTGTTGAGGCCCGTACCTTAACATTTAAAATGGAGCCTAGGACATGATAGACGATCTGCTGCATGTTGCCAACGAGATCTTTGTTGGCGCCGATACCCCCGTATCTCTGGCATGCTTTTTGCAGGCCAAGTACGGAGAGTGGGACCAATTGGCCCGTAAGGCCATTGACCCTCGTGACTACGCTTCTCCGGATTCCTATAAAGTCGATGCCCAAGTGGTAGGCCTGCTGCATAAGTGCGCAGATCTACCTATAAGCATCGATAGGGAGAAAGTCGCTTTAGACAACTTCCTTGAATCTGAGAAGCAATGCTGCCAAACGAACGCCTTTTTCTCACGCATCCTAAACAACGGTCCCTTCGATGGGCCCGCGGATGCGCACCTTATGCCATTTGTGCAAAGGGTGAGAGAAGAGGTTGATTTTTTATTAGGCAGTCCCCCAGCCAGGTTGGATTTTCGCCTGGGTAAGGGGAGCACGTTATCGGACCGCGGTACGTGGTGTACCGTTCCACACAAGTTTTGTTCTGAACCCACAATTACGCCTTCGGCGCTCCACGTCATTCCTGAGTGGGCGCAAACGGCATGGGCTCGCAACCTGTGTTGTGAAGGTGATGTCGAGATCCGCATCTGTGATTACGATAGATGGAGTAGTGTGCCGAAAGATGCCCTTAAAGATAGGGGTATCTCGACGCAACCGTCAATCAATATCGCAGTCCAACTAGCTGTTGGCCGATTTATGCGCCGACAGCTTATGCGTCGAGGTGTAAACCTCGATGTCCTGCAGCATAAGCACAGGCTGATCGCCTGTGCCGCCTCTAAGTCAGGGGCAGCTGCAACGATTGATCTCAGTAATGCAAGCGATACAGTAGCCAAGGGTGTCGTTCGGACACTCTTGACCCGCGGCTGGTTCGAATTACTGAACTCGCTTCGCGTACCTATAACCATCCTTCCGGATGGGAAAAGGTTATATCTGGAGAAATTTTCAGGTATGGGTAACGGTTTCACTTTCGAACTTGAGACTATAATCTTTCTGGCGATCTGTCGCAGTATCTGCGGTAGGTTTTCAGAAAACGTCTCGGTCTACGGTGATGATATCATCGTACCTACCGAAAAGGTAGAGGAAGTGATGCTTGCATTGAGATGGTTTGGCTTTTCGCCAAATCCACGTAAGACCTTTCTTTCGGGTCCTTTCCGTGAATCTTGCGGAGGCGATTACTTTCTTGGTTTTGCAGTTCGACCGCATTTCCAAGATCGTTCGCCCGCCAGTCCACAAGACTGGATCTCATTTGCAAATGGACTTCGAAGGGTTTGGTGTGAAGACACCTCCTTCGACCCTCGCTTCTTAAAGGCATGGCATGCCTGTCTGGAGAGAATCCCAGCAGATATCCGTGCTTGTAGAGGGCCAGCTCACCTTGGTGATATCGTTGTACATGATACCATCGAGCGCTGGAGAATCCACCGTAAAGACTCTATTCGTTATATACGAGCGTGGATACCTTTCACGTTTGGTGTATTCGAATGGTCCCGCTTTCCAGCGGGGGCTGTACATGCAAGTGCTCTCTATGGAATCTCAAACGAAAAATTTGGGATTGCCGTCGGTTACGACCAGCGTGGAAACCTGGTGCGTGTCGGCGGCGTCATACCCCGTGATGGGGTCACTGGCTATCATAGAGACTGGGTTCCTGCCAGCTAGTTTCAATTGGCAGAGGTCGCAAGCCTAGATTTGGCCTGAC